GTTGTGTCCCATACAATACGGGGGTAACGGCTGATAGAAGCGGCATCGATAACATCTCCATTTTCGATTATGGCTTTAGGCTGAAATTCTATAAATGCCCAAAGAACACCTTTGTTCGCTGTGGTGTGGATAGAAGGCCAGAAGTGGGCATCGCTAAATACGATAACTACGCCATTCTCAATGCCAAGCATTTTCCTAGCTGGATTCTCAGGGACATTGATACTTGGGGATTTATGGCTTGATGTCAGCGCAACACCTGACTTGTCTTCAATGCTTTTGCGCCGCCTATGAATCTGTCTCTCATTCATCCCAATTGCAAGAGCCATCTTGCTGGCTGACTTATGCAAGTTCCAAATCTCAATAAACTCTTGATCGCTGTAAACTGGGGCAGCCATGACAACTCCTATTAAGTTGTCTGAAAGTAAACTAAATCAATGACAACAGCATGAATCTTAAGGTGTTTTATTCAATGTTTGATAAACAGTGTTGTAAGCATCTATGCAAGAATTCAATTGCCTGATGGCTTTGTCTCCATCGTCTGTGATGGCGATAAGAGTTTTAGCAGTCTCTCGGTCAAGTTCGGCTGTTGCTTGAACGCTATCTCCGCTGGCAACGGGGGTATCTGGGGCGGTGTATACGGCACAGACGGAGGCTTTGACAGGAATCCGCAACCTGAGACTACCATTGTCAAGAGCAGAATGTAACTTTTGAGTTTGAAGTTTGGCATCATTTTTGGCCTTTACGAGTTGAGTTGTTGTAGTGTTTACGGCAGACAGCAAAGCCTGTTCTTTTTGTCGAGCTTCTTTGTTCAACTTGGCAATCTCTAGTTGCTGCCAGTCATGCTCATCTTGTACGCCTTTTGTGTATGAGGCGGCTCCAATGCCCAAAAAAGCGCAAATTAGTGCAAGTAGTATCCAAGGATTAAGTAGGCTTAACATCATCGCCTTTCAGCATGGCATCAGTCTTGTCCTTGCTGGACTTGCTTGACCCATAGAAGAACGAAATAATGGTAGCCACTGCTGTACCCAACAGAAAGCCCAAAATGATGTTGGCGAAGTCCCTACCACCATCAGGTAATGTGATAAATGTCACACAAAAAAAGTAAAGCACTGAAGTAGCCGCCCAAAACCACGCATAGTAGTAAATGAAGTGTTTGGCTGTCATGTCATTTGGGTCTATCGGTTCTTGCATCTTTTTTCTCCTGCTCAAATTGTTTAATCAATTTTTCAACTTTTTGCTGCTGTTGTCTAGCTAGATGTCTAGCTTCCAATACGTCTACGTATAACATACCCATAATAGGTAGCAACATACCCACAAGCACACAAGCAGCAATCCATCCCACTACGTTCTCCCAATCTTGCTCAACAGGCCGAGGAGTAACCATGTATATAGGAGGAATAGGGTAGTCACTAGCAGATACACTTGCTTTTCTTGAAGAAGACGCTCTTTTTCCTTGCGTTGCCATTGTTCTGCATCTCGCTTCTTTCTAGCTTTTTCCTGCTCTGCCGCAATTATGTCCTTCATCCCAAACACTTCAGAATACAAAGCGCCCATCTCAGGCGGTGACTGGTAGACCATACATTCCCTGATCTGGACTACCAATCTCTCCATTTCCTGCTGTGCAAGAACCCTGTTTAGGGCCTCCTCCATCAGGTTCACATCATCAGCAAAGACTACAGTCCTAGCCTTCTCTTCTGACTCCCTGATATGCGTTTCTAACTGTTCTTGTAGCTTGAAGAACTCACTCAGGTTCTTAACGATGCCAGCTTTGACTTCAGTTTCGTCAACAGCAACATAGTCCGACTTTTTAGACTTTGCCAAAGGTTGAGAAGAATTACTCTTAGGTGCAGAATTGAATAGGTTGCGTAGGAAACCAAAGACTCCTTTGACTTCCTTACCAATGGCAACAACTTCATCAGCAGTGCGCTTAATAGAGACAAACTGTTCTTTAGCTTGCTTGTAAAGGTCACAGCCAGCTTGGATGTTTTTGACCAAGCCAGCCGCAAGAAGACAAATAGATATTGGGTCAATTTTGTTTCCTTATTTTGAGTCAAGTGCCTTCAAAGCATTTTCAAGTTCTTGCAATGTTGGGCCACTTGTTTCAGGTTGTGATTGTTGTTGTTGCTGGTCTTGTGGAGCAGTAGTTTCCATCATTGGCCCTGCTCTTGCGCCTAAACTTGCTGCACCTTTTGATAATGTAGCTAAAGCATCAACAGACTTTTTGCTCATTGTTTTTGATGTAGCTAAATCAACCATTGCTTGACGATATTGAGGATTAAAAATTACATCAGCAAAATCAGTGGGACTTGCCACTAAATCTCGAATGTATGGAATTATTTCTTTTGCAGCAAGTCTAGATGAAGCCTTAGCACCAGTAGCACCAGTAATTGCATAAGCCTCAGAGCCACTAATTCCAGACATTTGTGCTGATTCACTGGACAAAACACGGCTCATCCAATTCATAGCCAATTTAGCATCATTTAAATCTTTTTGGTTTGTAAACAAATCAGAAAACTCTCCTGATTTTTTGTTAAGTTCTGACAATGCTGTTTTTACATTAAATGTTGGGTCTGTTGCAGCGCCACCAGTTACTTGTGCTGAACTCAAAACATCATCAAATTTTGAACGTCGAATAGAATTTAAAACCTCAGTAACTTGTGGATTTGGATTGTTTTGCATAACATCAACCAAGAATTGTCTTTGTGATGGTGGCAAACCTTTCAGTTTTGTCATCACATCTTCAGGAACAAGGTCAGTTACGTTTTTAACATCAAATGCCTTAGTCAAAGGCGCATCAGAAAATTGTTCAATGCGAGCAATGTTTGCTTTAAATTTGTCTCTTGCGGCTACTAACTTATCTGCCCCGGGAACATTGTTGCTAATTGCTTGATCTAAAGAATCTTTAAACCCATTCAATACAGCCATTGAAATGCCTTTGGCTTGCCCCGGAGCAACGCCTTCAAAAATATTACCTTTACCAAAATCAGCCTTACCTGAGTAAACGGCATCTCCCCAAGTGGAAAGATTCTTTTGTAAACGATCAATATTGATTTTTAAATTTTGAGCAGGTGTTCCCGGAATTACATTTACTGATGCAGGTTGACCGGCGGCATTTAAAACAGTTGATGGAATATTTTGAGCAGCAACTTCTGGGACTACATACTCATCAATGATTCTTTGCATTGCATTTTTTACAGGGTCTAATGCTTTAACTTCAGGAGGAATATCCCCAAGTTTGCTAGTAATAGCATCTACAACAGGTGTTGTATCAATCAAACCACCAGCAGATTTTGCAGCATTGAAATCAACTCTAGCATCTGATTTAAGTTTAGATGACAAAGATCTACCATAGTTGTTAAAAGAAGTAACAACTGATTGTGTTGTTTCTATTGGATTAAGTGTTTTTCCACTTGCTTTATTAAACAAGTTTGTCAAATAACTTTCCAAATCACCAGCTTGTGCTTGTCTAAACTCAATAGGCTTTTGTCCAGATGATGGAGTGCGTTCTACAGCAGCTTCGGTAGACAATTGAGGTCTATTTAAACTTAACTCTCCGGGAGTTAATCTACCAACATTTGACAATGATTCAGTTGTTTGGACAGAAGGGAAAGTACCCTCTGGTTTTGTCATCATTCCACCAATAGACTTTAAGCCGCCCTTTGCAACATAAGGTGATGCTTGCATAGCAACTTGCGCTAATGGGCTATCTGGAGCAATTTGTTGGCTAAGTAACCCTGTTGTACCGGCTACTCCAAACTCACCAGCCACGCCTCCGACAGATGGTTTAAACAAACCCGGAACACCAACTGCCGTAGCAAGTGCAGCAGGTGCGCCAGCAGCACCAAACTCATAAGCACCACGATATCCGGGGATTGATTGAACATTAATACCAGTTAATTTATTTAATGCCTGAGATATGCCTGTACTAGAAAAAGCATTTGGGTCTTTGCTGTTTTTCAAATAGTCATATAAATTACCCCAACCACCAACTAGATCAATAACTCCTTTAGTAGAGCCTTTTAACAAAGATGTTGTAAAGTTTTTAACTTCATCAAGTGAAGTTGCATTGTCAAAAACAGAACCTGTAGACGTGGTTTCTCCACGTTTTTGAAGTTCTGCCTCAAGTTCAGCTAAAGATGCCATTTTTATTCCTTAAGGAGATTGCCGTTTTTTTGCTGCTATTGCATCTATTATTTCTTGTCTACTCATTTGACTAACTGGTTTATTAGAGTTATCTGGTATGTTGACAATAGGTATTGTTGGAACAAATCCACTTAAAGATTTGTTTTTGCGAGCATAATCTTCCATTCTTGATGTTTCAACAACAATATCTTGATTCTTTTTAGTCATAAATTCAATTAATTGTTTACGAGCTAAAGCACTATTTTCAAGTTGCGGAACAAGACTTTGAATAAATTTACGATCTTCATTAGAAAACCCAGCACCAAGTCTTCCGCCAAGTGTAGAAAGAATTACATCTCCAGCAACTTTTTGATAGTTTTCAGATGTTGCAAGTTTGTCAACATCTTTTCCGCTTGCCAAACCTAAACTTGCAAGTAAATTTGTAGCTCCAACACGACCAGACGCAAAAGAACCGCTAATCAAATCATTTTGATTGAGTTGATTCAATTGTTTCAAAGAACCCAATGCGGCAAGAGAGTTATCACGTTTGTCTCTAGCAGCGGAAACAGCTTTTGCATCTAACTCGCCAAGACCTTTAGCAAACGCCTCTTCACCTTTAACATCTACGCCAACACGAACACTCATGGCTTTAGCAGCGGCAAGTTTGATTTGGTCATCAAATAATGATTTATTGATTTTTGCAACTTGATCTTGACTGTAATCACCATATTTTGCATTAGCGCCAAAACCCAATTCAACTGCTTTTCCAAGGAAGTCAGAAGTTGTTTTGGTTTGTTTGTCAATTGGTTCAAGGTCACCTTGACCTGATTGCCATTTGGTAACGCTTTCAGGGGTATATTTACCTGATTCAAGCAATTTCATTCCTTGAGCAGATTTAGGAGTGTAGTAAGACTTGAGCAAATCAGGATTTGATGCAACTGCTTGCGCTTCAGCTTGGCTCAAATTATATTGAGACATTAACTGTTGGGTTACATCTTGTAATCGTTGTTGAGTAGTTCCAATTTGACCTGCTTCAGCAAGACTCTTTGATGCTGATGCTCTTTCTTGCAGTTGTTTGGTCATTGATTCTTGCAATGTCTTTGCTCTGTCAGCTAACATTGTTCCTAATTGAACATCACCCATTTGAGAAGCCATTTGAGCGCCTCTCATAATTGATTGAGGGTCATTCATGTCTATTTGACTAGCCAATGCCTGTCTACGAGAAATTAACTGTAACTGTGGGTCTTGACCACCCAAAGCACCACCTAAAGCACCACCTAACTGTTGACCAGCACTATAAAAGCCATAGTCAGCTTTTGCTCTCGGGTCAAGATTTGCATATTGAATGGCTTGAGCCTGTTGAGCTTGTTGTTGAGCAAGTTGGTATTGCTCAGGTGTTTGAAAAAGTCCTGCAATG